AACTGGTGATACGCCCGCAGGGGACGCCCGCGGCAGTGCCTCCTGGGTCGGGGTCGATCCTGTTGGTGTCAAGAATCGCATCGGCCTTCGTCGGGAAGAAGCCCCATCGCTGAGCGCTGTCTGCGCGCACGTAGTAGTCCGTCGCCTCGGCGAGCCCGTTCGGGAGCGTCCCGTATTCGAGAACCCGGACCAGCTCTCCCGTGTCCATGCCGTGGTTGACGCCGATGTCGATGTAGCCGGCTGCGCCAGCGAAGACGTGAGCCGCGTTGAAATCGTGGCCCTCGATGTCGCCGTCCGTGAAGATGATCGGGTTGACCGCCAGGATCTTGCCCCATCCCCAGTGAACGGCGGACCCACCGTTCGTAGAGCGGTACCGATAGGGCCTGCCTACGTCGTTGCCCGTGAAGATGGCCTTGCTCGCGGTCAGCGTGATTTCGTTTCCAGACACCGCGTCGGGCACGATCACCGTGTCGGTCGTGTTCTCAGCGAGGTAGGGTCCGTCCGCGAAGTCGATGACCTCGAGCGAGAACCCGTGCGGCGAGTAGCGAGAGAGCTTGCGCGGCTCGTAGTTCTCGTGCGCGATGTAGAGCACGTCCGCCGACTGCGCGAAGGAGAGCAGCGGGAGGTCCGCCTCGATGTAAGGCGTCATCACCTCGATCGGCGTTGTCAAGCCTGCGCCGACCGGGGTCAGCGTGTGCGTACCCGTACCGGCGTCCGTGATGTCCTCGGCAGCGCCGCCAGGGGCGAGCGACAGCCGCATGCGGTCTCGCTTGTACGCGACGGTCGGAGTCATCGTGAGGAGACCGACGCCCACGTCGGTGAAGTCGACTGCGCCACCGCCCGGGTTCAGGGACAATCTGAACGTGTTCAAGTCCACATAGACCACGTAGTAGTCGGTAGACCGCAGCAGGCCAGTCGGGGTCGTGATGTTCGACGAGAGTCGGAATGGACCCATCTGGTCCGACAGCCCGTGAGCGGTCGAGGTAAAGAGGTCGGTCGTCGCGTTCAGATCGGTCGTCGCCATCACGAGCGTCGGGGGGAGGACGGCGTAGTAGTCCGTTGCGCCAAGCAGCCCGGCCGGAATCGTTCCCGTGCTCGTGATCTGGTACGGGCCGTCCTGATCGTTCAAGCCGTGCCCCGCGAACTCGATCTCGTCCGCTACGTCCGCGATGTCCGGGGCGGGGATCGGGGACAACGTCTGGAACGGCAGGTACCCCTCGTTGCGGAAGATCCGGACGTAGAGATCTCCGAATTCGAGGATGTAGGCCTGCTCGTCGCTGTAGATGAACGGGACGAGCCGAGTCCTCTTCGCTGAGTTCTTCACCTCGGCGACGTATCGAGTTCCAGACCGGCGGGTGACCGCTCCGTGTGGCGTGATCGACAAGTTCAGCAGTTGACGCGCCGCGCGCGCGTACTTGTCGAGCTCCGTTCGGCCGTACATCCGCGGAGACCACTCGCCCGCGTTGAAGCTGTTCTGGATCGGCGTCGATCTTGCCATCAGCTCACCACCCGGCTGCGCCGGATTCTGCCTCGGGCCCGTTCCCAGGCTCCGGGGAGTTCCTCTTCCTCATCTCGGAATTTCGGCTCCTGGCCGTTCGCCGATGCGGCGATGGCCCACAGCTTCTCCCATTTCCGCAATACGGCCTCTAGCTTACCGGAGTCGCCCGTAATGGCCTCAACCGTGTCGAGCGCGAGCATCGCGGCAAAAACATCCCTGAATTGGGCGTCCATCTCCATGGGGTCCGTGATCCGCATCGTGTAGAGGATGTCGAGCGGGGCCGTGAGGTTCGTGATGATCTTCCGGCCCTCGACCCGGTACGGGAGGCGGTGCGGATTGTCGACATCGATCAACCGCAGACAGTCGTTCGGGAGTGTGAATTGCCGCGCGAACTCGAAGAGCGGGACATCGACATCCGCCGCGAGTCGCGCCCGGTTCGTTGCGAAGTTCCACGGCACCGAGCGCAGCAATTCGTCGCGGACCTCGTCGAACCGCTCGTTCAGGATCCGGGCCGCCTTGCTCTCTGCCTCGAGGCTCTCGATCCGGCGCTCGCCCATGCAGATGAGCGCAGCGTTGGCGATCGAGGTCTCTGACGGATCACGCAGGTCCGCCCCAGGCGGCGGGACGACCGGCGGAATCGGCCCCGGTGGCGACACGGCCGGCGGATCCCAGTCGATCGTGAGCACGACGCCCAATAGACCCTCGGCCGTCACCGTTCCGTTCGACGAACTGTTGATCTGCCGACGCGAGTTCGTGAGCCCCGTAGACTCGGCAAGCCGGATCGCGATCCGTTGCGACAGCGAGGTGCGCGCGCGCAACGCGATCTGGAGATCCTCCGCAAGCTTGTCCGTCAGGGTGAACACGGGGACACCCGAGTAGCCCGACGTTCCGTAGACGTAGACGGTGCCTGCGGTGTGGGCCGGCGAGGTGACGAGGTTCCCCGTCCCGGCCTTGGCCGCCGCCTTCAAGTCGGGAGCGCGCCACAGGAATTGCATCGTCGGGTGCAGGCCATCGAGCGGTTTCCCCAGTTGCGCGCCGATGCGGTAGTTCTCGCCCAGCCCGGGATACGGGCCCGCGCGCGCCGAGAAGCTCAGGGTGGCCCCCGCCGAGCCGCGGAAGCGCTTCTCCAAGAAGTACCGGGTGCCGGCCGTCACGGTGTTGCCCGGGCTGAAGCTCGTCGCCTCGAAGTAGTCGCTAGGCCCGGCCGGGATGTCCGTAATAGCGGCCCACGGGGTCTCCCCGATCAGCGCGCCGGGGCCCCACGCTCTGAAGCTGCCGTCCGCGAGATACAGCAGGTTCTTATGCGTCCCACCCGTCCCGCCGACCCGCGTCAGCGCGCCCCAGTAGATGCCCGTGACGTTTCCGGAAGTGCTGCAGACGAATGACTGCCCGATCGAGTCCACGACGGACGGGAACTCCGGCACAGGGATCGGCTGTAGGGTGAACAGATGTGTGTAGTCCGCGACGTTGCTGTTCTGCACCCACAGCGACGCTCCAAACGCGCCTTCCATGATCCGGATCGACAGGAGGTCGTTGATGTAGCCCTCGTCATGAATGTCAAAGCGCCGGTCGAGCGCGAGCACATCGATGTTAGGGTTGTTCGCGATGGCACTCGTTACCGCGGAACGAACGCGGATCATCGCGTCGTTCACGATCACGTCGCCGAGTCCGATCCCACTCGTATCGAGGATCACGACGATTCCCCGAGTGGCTGGGCTCTTGCCGCCTCCCGTGCCGTAGCTAATCGACGTTCCGCGCACGAGGTTGAACGAGTCCTCGTCGTACTCAACGTCGTTGTACGGGTCGCTGATCGACCCCGCCGCGCTCAGGTGAATCTCGGGCACCTAGCGTCGCTCCCTTGGCAGGATGCGCCGCGCGAGCGCGCGGTATTTGATGTCCGCGTCTTTCAAACCCTTCGAGCGCGAGAACCGCACGGTCCTTCCGTCCGCGAGCTCGAAATCGTTGTCGAGCATCCAGTCGTGAACCCGGCGCGCAAGTTCCCAGTCGAATGGGGGGGCGTCCGGGCTGTGCCGCTCCTCGATCTCGGGGAGGCCGTACCCGCTGATCGCCTCGAAGGTCCGAGGCGTCAAGAACTCGACCTCCATGAGCAGCCACGCACCGTAGATCTCCGGACTGCCACCCTTGTAGACCGCGAAGTACGCGAAGTCGTCGCAATCCTCCTCGCACCAGTTCGGGCTGAAGTCGCGTAGCTCGCTGCGGGCCAGAATCCGGTTGGTGACGCGGCGGAACAGCCGGCGGGCCCGAACCTCCTCGCGCGGCCGCCAGGGTCCGGTGTGGGAGAAGCGGAGCGCGCCCTCGCCGCGCCCAATCGTGAAATCCTTGAACCGCGGGATCACAGCGGTGTTCCGACCCCAGTCGGGACGTTGCGGACGAAGCCCTGCTCCTCACGGGCGTCGAGCCATTCGGAAGCCTCGAGATGCCTGGGACTCGGCTCCTGCCCGTCTGGCTGGCGGGATTTCGCGATCTTCTCGTTTCGCATCGACATGAGTGTGGCGACCTTCTGGTCGTCGCCCGTGATCGCCTCGCAGATGTCCGCCGCGAGCGCCGCCGCGAGCGCCTGCCGGAACATCACGTCCATCACGAGAGGGTCGGTGACCCGCGCGGTGTACTCGATGTTGATCGGCGTTCCCATGTCGGTGAGGACCTTCCGCCCCTCGACCCGGTACGGGTACTTCGAACGGTTTTCCACGTCGAGCAGCCGCAGGCAGTCACTCGGGAGGGTGTACTGGCGATCGAATCCCCAGAGCGGGGCCGCGACATCCGCCGCGAGCTGGGCGCGCTTCGTGGCGAAGTTCCACGAGTGCGACCGCAGCAGGTCGTCGCGCACCTCCGCGTACCGGTCGTTCACGAGCGTCGAGGTCTTGTCGGTGCCGGAGATGGATTCGATGCGCTGCTCGCCCAGCAGGATGAGGGCGGCGTTCGCGATCGAGGTTTCGGACGGAGTCGACATGGCGTGCCTCCAGGGCAACCCCCCGCCCCATACGGGAGGTTGCCCCTAGGCTAGCAGTCGCCCGGCGGGATCAGTTGCCACCCGAGGTGTAGACCGCCTCGAGCACGTACTCGGAAGCCACGATTCCGACCTCTGCCGAGATCGTCATCGCGATGTCGAACGAATCCGGTGCGTCTTCGAGCGAGCCATAGTTCGATGCCCCGAGATTCGACATGACCCAGAGGGCCTTGCTGCGGGCCTCGTTCGGGATCGTCCCTTCGGCCGTCAGCACGTCCACGCGCGCGATGGCCGCCGTGATGTCGATCATCGGGGAGGTCCCGACCGCGCAGAAGAGGTTGATGTCGACCAGAGCGCCGCCCTCCCCCAGGTACAGACCGAAATCGCCGGCCGCCGAGGTCGACGCGTCTGCCGCGTGCGACAGGTACAGGTGAATGAGCCGGTCGCTCTTCTTCATCGTGAAGAAGCGCACCACGTCCCCGGCCGCAGTGGCGGTGGTGACCGTCGCCGTGGCCCGCTTGTACCGCAGGGTCGCGTGGTTCCGGCCCGGCGTGACCTTGATGCGTGGGTCCGAAATCGACGAAGAGGAGACGGTGTCGTTGTAATGATCGGAATAGAGGTCGGCCATGGAAGTGGCTCCTTGTGTTGCTTGCCCGAAGGGCGGCGGCCGGAACCTCCGCGCCGCCGCCCATCAGAATGCTGTCATGTGCTGCCCTACGACTCGTCGACGAGGATCCGAACCACGCCCTTCTCGTCCATGCGGGTCGCGCCCATGTCCATCTCGGTCCGAACCTGAATCGAGTGGCGCTTCTGCGGGAGCACGTCGATGAAGGACCGGGCTTCCTGCCCGATCGAGAGCTGCATCGACATCTTCACCCAGAAGAACGCGTCGCGGATGCTGCTGCCGTCGATCGCAGCGCGCTGGGTCTTCTTGAAATCGAACCCGAGGTACGTGTCCACCTGCCCGTTCACCAGGGCGCGGATCGTGTTGTAGTCCGCGCTCGTGACCTCGGTCGTTCCGAGAAGCTGCTGCCGCGCCTTGGCAGAGAGCGCACCGTGCCACGAGTAGTCGCCCTGGTCCTCTTCGTTCTCCGCTGCCTCGAGGAGCGATCGGGCCTTGATGAGGTCGGCGACGATCAGCACCTGCGAGGTTCCCGTTGCGTTGTACGAGAAGGCCGTGTCGAAGACCACGTCGGTCGTTCCGTCGACCCCGGTCTTGGCCGTCGCGTCGAACGCGGCCAGGATCGTGTCGTCCAGCTTTCGGTTCGCCGCTGCGGCCTGCATCCGGGTGTACGGATTGATCGGGTCGTTCAGGAGTCGGCGGCGGTCTGCCCGGTCGACGAGGTCCGCGATCTCCTTCGTCGCGAGCGTGACCATGCGTCGGCGGTGCGGGTGGTCGGTGTACTCGGTGTCGCCGTGACGGTTCGTCACGTCCTGCATCTCGACCGAGCCGACCTGATCGTAGAACTCGCGGTCGCCTTCGACGAGGTTGTCGACCATGACGGCCATGCGAAGACGGTTGTCCTGCTGCTGCTGCAGAACGCGGACGCCGTCAGCATACTGCTTGGTAAAGGCGGTGGTGATCTCGACGGACATGGTTGTCCCTCCGTTTGGTGTGTGAAAACCAACGAAGGGCTCCCCGCGTCTCGCGGACCCGTCTACGTCTTATCGCGACGCCTTCAGCCGTGCTTTCCGGCGAGCACCCGGACGGCGCGTTGCGCCGCTCCCCGAGACATTCGATCACCGCTTCTAGCGGATCGCGGACCCTTTTGGACTACCCGCTTGACCGGAAATAAGCATGCCAACTCGATTCGCGCAACTACTCCGGGTACGCCGTCCGGTAGGCGGCGTCACGCTTGTGCTGAATCTCTTTTCGTTCCGGATGGTTGCGCGTCGCCAGCACCTCGATGATGTGCGGGTCGTTGTTCATCTGCTCGATGATGTCGAGCGCCTGTTCGCGCGTCCACGCGAAACCCGATCCAGGCCGCGCGCCCGTGAACGCATCCTCGGAGAATTTTCCGGCGAGCTCGGCGAAGGCCTTCACGAACAGCGGGTGGTCCGCGATCGTGTGGCCGTCCGGCAGCACGATCTGGGAGACCGCTTCCGCGTCCTCCCCGAAGGCTTCCTTGAAGGCACGGATCCCGCCGTTCACCATGGCGTCGTAGCCCGCCCCCCAACTCTCGCGAAGGGAGCGTTCGGCAGCATCGTGCATGCTCTGCACGTAGGCCCTGGCTCTCTCGTTGTTCTCGTACTGCACCTCCTCGAAGTCGCGCATCGTCTTGTTCATCTGCGCGTTCGTGAGGCCTGCGCTGTGGAGGCGTTGCATCATCGCCTTCTGCAGATTCGGATCCCAGTTGCTCTCGGGACGCGGCTCGAAGTCGCCGAGGTCGTAGCCGTCCGGGGTCTCGGGGCGGCCGAGTTCGGAGTAGAACTTGTCCCAGTCCTTCTCGGTGAACTTCTCGTTCGGGCGCGTGATCTTCTCCATCCCGACGAGGCTCTGCGCGCCGATGAAGTCCTCCATCAGGCCGCGGATGCCACGGGGCTCCTCGCCCTCGACGTAGGCGTCGAAGATCTTGTGGTCGCCGATGCCCGGGGGCATGGCGGCGCGCACGGCCGCGAAGTCCGGCGTGGACGGGAAGGCGGCGGGCGGTGTCGGGGTCGCCACGACTTCGGGCGTCGGGGGCGCGGGATCGACCACATCGGGCGTGTCGCCCGTATCGGGTGCGTCAGGAATGGAAACGTCGGGCGCGGCCATGGGGTGCCTCCTTTATTGGGTTCGCCGCTGCGCGAGGCGGCGGCTCTCTTCGATCATCGTTCGGTCGTCCATGTGCAGGTAGTTCATCAGCTTCAGGATCACCGATCGACGGCCCTCGTTGTAGGCCGTCTGCATCGGATCGCCCTGAACGTAGCTCGGAGACACCTGCCGGCAGTAGGCCGCCAGGAAGTCGAGAACGTCCCGCCCGGACGGGCTCTCGAAGGTGGTCTTGATCAGCCCGATCATCTTGTCCAGCTCGATGTGCAGCTTGGCTGCGGCATCCAGCTCTTCCTGAGAGGGCTTCTCGTCATACCCGAGATACTCGTCCAGACTCACGCGTTGTTGCCTTGCGATTGCGCGGCTTCGAGCGAAGCGCCCGCGCTGATCAGCTTCGCGCCCGTTTCGCCGGCCTGCATGAGCGTCTGTTGCATCTGCTGCCGCTCAGCCTCTTCGGCCTTCGCGCGGCGGATCTGGATGACGCCGTCGCGGGAACGCATCGCCTCGACCGGCGTTCCGTTCGCCGCGTAGATCGCGCGGATGCCCTCGTCGAGGTCGACGTTGTCCATCACATCCGGGTCAGCCTGCGCCATCTGCAGCGCCGCGTTGAAGCTCTCCATGATCGCCTGTGCGTCGCCCTGCTTCTGGGCGCGGGCAACCGGGGATACGTATTCGATCTTGATCGGTTGGCCCGCCAGGAAGTCCGGGACTTCCGGGAAGTCTCCGCGCCGACTCTCGATGCCGTACACGCGAGCGATCATGGGCTCGAGCAGTTCGACCGCGAGACGACCGAGAGTCGGCGACAGAATTCGCTGGGATTGGCGCGCGAGCTCCAGAACCTGGGTCGCGGTCATGCGAGGATCCTGAAAGGCCTGCAGGATCTCGTGGTGAAAGGCGCGCTGGATGTTCTTCGTGCGCGACTCGATCATCTCGAAGTTCCAGTTGAGCTGACCGCGATGCTCCAGATACCGGACCGGGTCGCGCGTTCCGCCATCGTTTGCGACGACGATCTGCGCGTTCGGCGTGAGTCGCACCGAGCTGCCGGCCAGCACCGAGTCGTGATCGACGAGGACCGGCGGGTCGCTGGCCTTCTCGACGTTGCGGATGAACGTGCGCCAGATGCTGTTGAGCATCTTCTGGTCGGGGAGCGAGTCGACGCCGGGGCCGCGACCGTACAATTCGCCCGTGTCCACCGACCAGCGCGGAACCATGTACGGGTTCTCTCGGAAGCCGCCTTCGCGGATCTTCTCCTTGCCCTTCAGCGAGATCCAGACCGACTCCCACGCCATACCCGACGCATCGATCTTCCCAGGCGTTGGCATCGCGCGCTTTCGGACGTGGTGTAGAAACTCGAATTCGCGTTCGGGGCGCTTCTCGGTGACCTTCCTGATGTCGTCCGGAGTGTCGTCCCCGAAGAATTCGACCGCCTTCCACGCCTGCAGCGAGAACTTCCGGAACACCACCACGATCTGGCCGGAGTGGTCCGTGTCGATGTACGTCTCGGCAAGCGGCCGGGAGATGAAGCGCGCTCCGATCTCCGGATCTTCTTCAATGTAGAGAACCCCCGTTCCGAATCCGGAGAGGTCTTGGTACAACTCTGCGACCTGGGTCGTGAAGCCAGACTTCGGTCGCTGGAAGGCCGTGCGGATCCGCTTCTTGACGAAGTCGAGGAAGCGGACCGCTTCGTCCATCTCGTTCAGGATGTCCATCTCGTAACGGAGGTCGAACCAGTCGGCGGTTGCGGGGTTTGTGAGGAGCGAGTGGAGCGCGGCAGCGAGAAGATTGTTGCTGTCGCGGGAGGTCGTGTCGTAGATCCGGACGCCGCGCTGGCGTCCCGGCTCGCGCTTCGCCTGGAAGTTGCGTCGCTCGAGGCTGTAGTCCGAGATCTCCTGCCAGTGGGACTCCCAGTGGTGCCGGTCCCCTTCGAGCGTCCCGAAGTAGGTGCAGATCTTCTTCGCCTCTGCCTGGGAGATCGCCATCTACGCGCCCGCCCCTGGCTGGGGGCCGCCCGGGACGGCGGTCGAGCCGCCGAGGATCGTCTGCGCGACTTGCGGCTTCCCGAGAGTCTGCGGATTCAGGATGGTCGATCTGCGGCCTTGCTGGTTCGCGGAGGATCGCAGGGCGCGACGGCGGGCCTCTTCGGCCTGGGGGTCGCCGATCGAAGGCGGCCCTTTCGGCCCCTTCGGCTTGGTGGCGGCCTGCGCGGCGACGCCTGCGATAGCGATGATCGCGGGAAGCACAGCCATCATGACCCTCCGTCGAACGGATTCCAGTCGTGCTCTGCAACGGGCGCGTATCCCGCGACCGCCACCTGGGGCGTTCGCGCGAAACGTAGCATCATCACGGCCTGCCGCAGAGCCGAGAGCACGTCGTCGTTCTTCTTCACGATCTGGCCGTCCTTGCGGTGGTAGGTGCCGAACTCGTGCCAGAATTGCGTCAGATGCGAGAAGGCCTTGAACCGGCCGGTCTGCATGCGGCTCAGCAGGATGTGGACGCCGGCCTCTGGCGAGTAGCCGCCCTCCTTGAACGTCGAGTGCTCGCGCCACATCTTCAGGCCCTCCTTGCGGTAGACCTCGGCCACCGGACCCGAATCGCCCCAGTCGCGATGACCGTCGTGGGGCCAGAAGACCGGGATGCCCGACTCCATGTGCCGCTCCCCGTCCCAGGCCTTCAGGCTCGAAGCGTGGATCGCCGGGACCATCTGCTTTTCCTTGTAGCAGTTGACCAGGATCAACAAGTCCGATTCGCGGTCATAGGCAACTTCGACTGCCGCGAACGGGTGGTCGCCGTAGCCAAAGTCGACCGCGCGGGCGCGCAGCCAGTGAGTCGGTATCTGGAAGGACTCGATCTCGAGCGTGCTCTGCGGGACGGTGAAGATCTTCCCCTCGCCCAGCATCGGCAGCCCGCGAGAGCGGGCGTCGCGCTCGTGCTCCGGGTAGGCCGCGATGATCTGTGCCCGGTCGTCTTCGTCGTAATGCAGCGCCTCCGAGATGTCCATCGTCACGAGCCCGCGGTCCTTGGTGTCGGGCGTCGGGTAGAAGTGCGTCACGAGTTCCGACAGGCCGAGCAGCGGCGTCATCGTCGAGTAGATCACCCCGCCCGTTGCCGAGATGCGTGCGAGGCACTCCGTGTAGATGTCGATCGGGCACTCTTCGTCGAGCCAGATGCCGTCGAGCGTCATCGTCTGGAATGCCTTGCGGCCCTGTTCGTAGGCCTTGAACTGGCAAAACGAAAAGCCGCCCGTGACGTGTCGCACGAGGAACGAGTCGACGAGGTCGCTCATGCCGCGCGCCATCGTCGGTTTCTTCGCGAGTGCGGAACGCGGGACTGTCCCCGTGCCCCACTGGCCGGGGTCGCCTAACAAGATTCGCTGCGGCCCCGCGCGCACCTGTTCGTTGTTCGTGTTCGCGCACCAGAAGCGAGTCGGGCGCGTGAAGCGGCGTCCCTCCCACCAGTCCGGGTAGTCTCCGGTCAGGTGGTAAGAGGTTTCGTTGCCGGCGCAGAGGGTCTTGCCGAGCTGGTTGCCCGCGAGGAGGGCTCGCTCGCGCGTTCGCAGGTTGTGGAAGGTGAGCTGTTTAGGATACGGCGTGTAGCCGGCGATCTTCCGAAGGCTCAGGGCCTTCAGGATTCTCCCCATCTCCCGCAATTCGGAGTCCGAGGCGGGGCGCTCGCTGTCGGATCCAGGCTCGCTGCTCGTCGTCATTCATGTCCACCACGCGGAGGCCCACTTCGCCGGCAGCGGCGCGCACGAACTTCCGCAGATCCGCACCGGTCAGTTTTTCGAGCTCTGCATCGAGATTGTCGAGGATCAGCCGCTCGGCGAACATGCCGAGTTCCTTCCCGACGAGTTCGTAGCCTCGGTTCACGGCGGAAGCGTTGCCGCTCTCGCTCGCGCGCGAGATGTTGTCCTTCAGCCCGCCGAGCACCCAGGCGCGGTCGACCTTGGCGCGGTAGATGCCGTCCTCCCCGCACTCCTCTTGCAGCTCCGCGATGCGGGCAGCGATCTCGGGGCGGCCCATGAGTTCGGAGCCGCGCTTGCCGGCGTACTTGCGGCTGGTTTCGTAGCCGGCCGCAAGGTAGGCCTCCGTGCGCCGCATCCCCTGCATGGTGGCCCTGCAGAACTGCTCGTGTCGTTGGTTCTTCAGCTCGGGCATCGGTGTCGATCGTACCGTATTATCGCCCCATGCCTGCCAAACCCTACCGTCCGCCGCCGCTCGGCGCGATCGCGACCGGGCGAAATTCGGCCTTCAATATCCCGCGCAACACGCAAGGCCAGTATCCCTTCGAGGAGTTGGCGCAGTTCGTTGCGAACACCGCACTCCCTGGGGCACCGCTCGCTACCGATCGTCGGGGGCGGCCCATCGAGAAACCGCTCAGCGACACGCCGACGCGGGGGCTGCTCTTCCCGGGGCAGACCTTCACCGCGGGCCGTCCCCTGGTGGCGCCCTCGAGCCGAGGCCCCGGGTTCATCGCCGGGGCAGGCCCGAGCCTGCAGCCCGCCGGCTTCAACCTCGCGCTCGCCCACTTCACCGGGGCCGGGAACCGCAAGGTGTCCGGGACGGTGGATCGGGGCAGGTTCAACCAGAGCCACTTCGGGCCGCGCACCCAGACGCGCGACGAGCGGCTGGCCTCCGGATCGATCCGCCGCCAGAAGCTCTCCCCCAGAGGAACGACACTGGGCTGAAACGTAGAAGCCCCGCCCGGTGCGGACCTCGAGGCGGGGCTTCCTATGTGGGAGCCCTTGGGTGATGGATGAGGGCCTGGGGGGCCCTCGAGCTCCGATGTGGCACGGAGCTTGCCCCCGATTTCACTTGACCGCAAGTCCTAGCTGTCAGACAATCCCCACTGTGTGGGCATGCGACTCGAAATCCAGAGACGCGGCCTCGGGCTTCTCACTGCCGGGGGGCAGAAGACTCGGGGCTACCCACACAGTCGGCCCGGGTCGGCGGAGTTTCTCTTTTGATTCGCCCGCACGCCCGGAACCGAGGGTTCGCCGCCGCCGGAGCGATACACCATCGGTCCGCACGTACGCCCGCGGGCAAACCGGGGCGGCTGACTCTCGGGCGACCAAAGCGTCCGAAGCGACCGAAGTGGTGGTGCGGACGGTGCTGCTGCTGTTGATCCTCTTCAGCGTCGGCTACACCGTCGGGGCGTGCGTCACCATCAGCCAGATGCCCGAACCACCCGACTTCCCCGCGGCACGGATCATGCATTCAATCTAGTGTGTACGGATTTAATTGTGCACCTGGGGCCGTTTTCCGCGCCTATTTATCCGCACAAGGAGACCCGGCATGACCCAGCTCCCCCTGGATCTGCTCGGAGTCGTGCTCCGGCTGCCGCGGCCAATCGGTCCACCCGCGGAATCGGTCTTGACGGATCGGGGCGAGCAGCTCATGCTGTTCGACTTGGGCGATGCAGCCACATACGAGAACGCGGCATGAGCGACGACGTGCAAGATCGCCTCGAGCACCTCGAGCTTCTCGTCCTCTCCGTCCTCCGTCACGAGTCCGACCCGACCTGCCCTCACTGCGCGCGCATCCGCGCGCTCGACGCACTGCTCTCCCAGGCGGATGCCGCATCGCCCTTCCTGCAGGCAAAGATGCGATGAGCGCCCCGGCCACGCGCAAGCACACGCAGAAGACGAGCGAACGCTCGATGACGAAGCGACAGCTCGCGCACAAGAAGTCCGCCAAGACCCAGAGCGTGCAGCGCGAGGCCGCGCACGTCCTCTTGACGCACCGCCCCGGCGGAAAGATCTGGTTCGGGCCTTGGAGCCCGGAGCAAGAAGGAAGTCTCTGAGAGCGACTTGAAAGATCGCCGAGTAGGGTGCCTGTCGGGTGAGACCGGCAGGAAAGGCAGGCCACTTGGGGTAGCCGCGTATGAGCCCAGGCCCCACTGGCTCTCCGAGCTCAAATTGGACGCAAGGTCCGGGGTGAGGGGTGAAGTAGCGTGAACCGACGTGAAAGTGTCTATCCGTGGTTGTGCTGGTTATTTCGCGGGCGGCTGCCTTGGACCAGTGAACACGGCTTGCTCAGAGACCTCTCGACATAGGCGACTTGGCCCTCTGATGGCTTTTTCCCTCGGCTGACGCAGCAGAGGGCTGGGACTCCGTCCGCCTAACACTCGGAGCCGGACCGGAAGCTGGGACGAGATCAGCTCAGGCGACGATCCCAGATCACCTGCGTGTAGCGCCTGCGGGACACGACCCCGAGGCACACCTGGCACCACCATGTCACCACGTCGCGATCCTTCGAGCAGCGCAGTCTCTGGTACCGATCGCACAGGCACGCAGCGGTCATAGATCTCCTCGCTGCCGCCGCAACTCCTCGATCACCATGACCAGCAACTCCGACAGCAGCTCGAGACGCGAAACCAGAGCGGCTGTCTGCCTCCACGAGTCCGAGCACGGCGTCGCGCCGAAGGGACCCTCCTCCGCCGTCGCGATAGACAGCATGTCCGCCAAGGTGGGAACCCCGGTCAGCACCTCCATCTGAGCGAGCGTGGCCTCGCTCTCCCTGTAGTCGTCGCCAACGACCTTCATACTCCTCCTCTCCAAAGCCTTCCGACTCCGGCAACAGACCGCCGCCCCCCAGCGCACAGCCGAGCAACCTGCCCGGCCTGATCCACCACACCTCACGACTGACCGAAGTGAGGGCCGTGCGTGCGCCGCAGCGGGAGACGGCGGCCGAGGAGCACCCTAGCACATGCTGCTAAGCGTTGCGGTCGAAATGCCAGGAAAGATGCGTGGGTGGTGCGTCCAACGGGCGCGCGAAATCGAGCTCGGGGGGTGCCGGCCTCCTGCGCTTTTCTTGCCGGCTGAGGCGAGCCTAGGGGCACCTAGAGACCGGATCACCTCGCTACTCCTGAAGTAGCGAGTGGCTGAGGCGCAGCAGAGCGCACCTAGGGCTCTGGGATGTCGGCCCGTCGCACCTCGGGGCCCAACGGCGGCAGCTGGCGATAGCTGAGAACGCGCACGTCGGTCAACAGC